AAGGCCGGCGCAAGGCCAGCCTTTCTTGTTATCTAAATTGCAATCAAAAAGATATTATAGAGCACCAACTAGCACTCTGCGGTTGTCGAGAACAGCAAAGCCTAATTCAGCCCAGCCGTAGAAACCGGCTCTCTTTTGACGATGGAGAGTTTCGTCTTCGAAGATTTGAACTTCTTGACGAACGGGCATTATGAAGCTGTCTCTCTTACGCAAATCAAGGCCAACAACTACCTCTGTCTTGCCGCTTGGTAGAGCAGCGCCTAGTGTCGAGCTATAGAACAATTGGTATTGTTGACCAACACCTAGTTCGTCTAGATCGTGAAGATTGACGCCGAATACTCTATTGATGCCGCCATCAGCAGCGGTATAGATTTCTCTGCGTGTTACTTCGTCGATCTGGTCGATACCCCAATTGCGGATATCTTCCATAGCTTCGGGTGAAACATAAAGATCGGTTAATAGACCTCTGTTATTGGAGGTACTATTACCACCACCATTGCGTCTCATGACTGTCTTCATAAGACTGACTAAGCGCTTTGTAAACTGGCTAGCATTAGCATCGCTATCGTAGACTACGATATTGCGATCAACACCAGCGGCTAACAAAGTGTGCCAACCATCATCATTCATCTTCTTGACGAACGAAGCTTCCAAAACTTCCATGGCACGACCAACAACATCCCAACGAGCATCGCGGGCATACTTTAAGAGATAGTCGATTGATGCGCCAACGTCGTAGGTTGGAACCATGACGTAATCGCCTTCAACATGACGCTCTGGAATGTAGCCATGATTGGGGATTGTGTAGGCAACGAAGTCCTTTTCCGTTCCAGGAGAAAGGAAATCGAGTGGGAATTCTGGAGTGGCACTTTGGGCCAATTGGATTGGCTCGAAGATGCCGTCTAGAATATCACCGCTTAGAACGCCTCTACTAAGAGGTAGTTCGAGAGCTTTTGCAAATTCTGCATTAGCAGCAATAGCAACTTCTCTATTGGCTGAACCAGAACGTTGTAAAAGATCTGTAAGTTCTGGTGTTGGCTGAAATCTTTCGGTTTTAGCTGACATGTGTTTTTCTCCCTTGTTTATAATGAATTATAGGTTAACTGATACTTTTGCGTAGCCGTCAGCATCTGTTGCACTAAGAAACTGACCAATCTTAACAGCGCCAGTAGCTTGGACTGTACTGATATAACCACTAGCAGCAACATAAGCGTCGGCACCAGCAGTTGGTGATCCAGCAACAAGATTAGTTGTTACTTGACCTTGACGAAGTAGTGTTACTTTGCCGCCCAATTGCATTTCATCTTTGTGCCAATTGATATGTTGACGAGTTAAATCAAGATTAACAACATCATTTAGCAAGATACCTAGTGGTTTGGCGCCAGAAGGATTAGCAGCATATGCCACAACAGCATTAGCATCGTCCATAGCAACGCCCGAACCAGCAGTGACAGCGGAAACAACACCGCCTCTTGTTGCCACTGTATTCATGAAAAAAGAGATATCTGTTAATAGTTCTACACGATCTGGTTTTAGAGCCATGTTTTATTCTCCCTTATTGAGTTTTTTGCCGAGTCTGGAATATACAAAATCAATTAATGCTGCTCTGGTTGATTCTTGTGAATCTTCTGAGCCACCAACAGCAAGATCAATAGCAGAAGTATCTTCTTCAGCATTGTCTAATAATGATTCGTCAGCAACTTCGGATGCTGTAACTACATTATCTTCTGATGCTTTTTCTTTCTTGGGATCTTCTGTTTTGGTTTCTTTTTTAGTTTTTTGAGCAGCAAGCAAGGATGTCATAGCATCAAAAGTGGCGTCGTCAACAGCTTCGAATCTATCGATTGTTGATTCTGCTTCTGTTAATTCTATACCAGCCTCTAATAGAGATGCCATTCTTTTATTTTTCTTTTCTTTCTTGGCCATCTCTTCTTCTTTCATTTTGTAAGCTGCTAAAGCTTCGCTAAGTTCATCATAGCTAGCTTTCATCTTTTTCATTTCTTCTTCTTTATTCTTCATCTCTTCTTCTTTGTTCTTCATTTTTTCAGCAGCTTCTGCTTCGCATTGAGTCAATCTTGATAAAGCTAATTCTAGATCATTCTCTTTAGCTTGAAGACTAGCTTCTAATTGACTCACTTGATTTGCTTCTTCACTCATTTGATTTGTCTCCGTATGAATGCTATCGGTGTTATTAGCAATTACACCACTATTTGTAGAAAAATGATTTTTTTCTACATTTTTTATAGTAGTATCATTGTCACTTTGTACAGACAAAGTTTTTTTAGTATTAATGCTATTAATTCCATTTAATATAATACTGTCTGGATTAGCTGGTTTATCAACATATCCTTTACCACTAAACGTAATATTTCTTAATACTCTACCAATCTTATAGTTTTCATGTTCGCCCAAACCGCCGTATGCTCTTAAATATTTTGTTAAAAATGATGTATTATCGGAACGAGCTAATATTTTATATTCTCCAGTCGTTTCGTTAATTAATCCATAATCAAATCCTTTGAACATGCACTCCATACTAACATATTTTAGTCCATTTTCTATTTCGCTTATTAGTTTAGCTGTTCTTTCTTTTAGTTCAGGATTGGTATACGCTTTATAGATAACGGAGCCTGTAACAATATGAAATTTATCAGGAAGGGTATCTACAGGGATTGATTCGTCTATTAGAATTCCGTCATCTGTAATTGACCAATTAGAAACAATATGGCCAATTATTGTATTTTCGTCGTGTTCTAAATTTGTTGGTTTGTCTTCTGGCGTATTTTTAGCGGCCCATACTTCTTCTTTAGAAAAAATATCATCATTTTTATTCCAAGATGATGTTACAAGAATAGATTGTACATAGTATAGATCATTATCGTCATAGGACGCTAATGCTTTTAAATTTTTCTTGACTTTATTAGTTGGAGATAATGGCTCAATAGCAGACGCCATAGAAATGGACGCTGTTGATAAAATTAGGTCTTGTAGACCATCTTTAATTTCTGATTCATATATAATCATTTTTATTATTCCATTAAGTTATGTTGTCATACACCATAGAATATAAATAAGATTTTAAACACTTAAGTTCTTGCACCGTCAATTCACGAGCCATAGTGTATTTCATGCTATTCAAAAAATTAATATAACTATTATATATTTTATTAATATTGTTATTATTTATTAAACTTAAATTATTATTTAGATAATTATCATTAATTTCTGAAAATGGTTTTGCAGAAAGAAGCAACTTGGTCTTGGTTTCCTCTGACTCCAAATATTGTTCGCTTGATAAACTTCTCATATTTTTCTTATTATAGAAATCTAACAAAATTGGATTTAAAAGCTCAGAGATGGTATCTTGTGCGGAATCGGACCAAACCTGTAATTTTGCTCCTGTTTGTGGGCTAAACTGTTTTTGTTTTCTTTGTGATGTATCTTTGGAGTTTCTGGGGCGACCTTGTTCTGGCTCTCCTTTTAAAGATTCTGGCGAATCTTTAACACCACCAGGTTTTCCAGTCGGCAGCGATAATGATTTCATCTCAAGAACAGTTTTTTCTCCATTTTTTTTCTTTTCCAACTCAAGCCCCACCTGACTTGGCGTTGCAAGACCTATTTGTAAAGCAACTTTTTCATACCCTCTTCAAACATTGGATCATACCATGGACCAGCTTTTGGTACCATCCTATTAGAGCTTCTTTCTCTATTTTCTCTATTAAGTCTAACTTTTTCAATCTCTGGATCAAAACCGAATCTGTTCTGTAATAATTCATCACTAATAAGATTCCTATCAGCTAATTGAATTAATAGAGCCTTTTCTGCATCTTCATTACTAAGATCCATCTTATCAAATTCTACTTTTGCAGGATATCTAAAACCCATAGCTTTTTGTACTATAGCAATTTCTTCTTCCCAAAAGTCTGTTAATATATCCCTTCCATATTGTAGTCTTTGTGTTAGTGTTTTTAAACTAATAAAATTATTCGTTGTTCCGGCAGCTCCATACGTGCCTGTTAATGTAGGAGGAATACCTAATCCAGCATAAACAGCATTAATATGCGGAATATATTTACCTTCACCTAAAAATTGATGAACACTAGTTTTACTCTCTATTAATTCAATATCTGGACCCCAAACCAGATCCATTGTGCCACCACCAACGTTAGCTTGTAGTATATTACTAAGTTTACTAGCAGCAGCTT